GGTTCTGGTTCAACTGGTTACGCCGGTGTTGTTGCTGCTCCCGAAAACGATCCGTTCGCTGGTGTTACTGGTGGTATCGGTGCAATCGATGACTACACCACTACCCGTGGTTATGCAACGAGTGCTGCTGAAGCCCTTGGTGATTCCAATCCCAGCAATAAGTTTGCTGAAATGGCATTCACCATTGATCGTACGTCAGTCGTAGCAAGAACTCGCGCCCTCAAGGCAGAGTACACCACAGAACTCGCCCAAGATCTCAAGGCAGTTCATGGTCTTGATGCAGAGACTGAACTCTCAAACATCCTCAGCAACGAGATTCTCGCTGAGATCAACCGAGAGGTTATCCGAACCATCAACACAACTGCTAAGTTGGGTTGCCAGCAGGCTGACCTTTACAACAAGGGTGGCGCAGGTACTACATTCAATTCCGGTGTTGCACACGACGGTATTGGTGGTATCTACAGTCTCGTTCGCGATTCGGATGGTAGATGGTCAAGCGAGCGATTCGCTGGTCTTCTCTTCCAAATCGAGCGTGAGTGCAACACCATTGCCAAGGAATCACGCCGTGGCAAGGGCAACATCCTTATCTGCTCCAGTGACGTTGCTTCGGCACTCACAATGGCAGGTTACTTAAGCCTCGAGCATGCCCCCGGCAATCTCAAGGTTGATGATACTGGCAACACGTTTGTTGGTACTATGCGTGGTGGTGCTCTTAAGGTTTATGTTGACCCATACGCTGGTGTTAACTACTGCACAGTTGGTTATAAGGGTTCTAGCCCTTATGATGCTGGTCTTTTCTACTGCCCATACGTCCCATTGCAAATGGTGCGTGCGGTTGGTGAGAACACCTTCCAGCCCAAGATCGGTTTCAAGACCCGCTACGGCATGGTCAACAACCCGTTCGTGGGAGTATCTGCAAGCGATCCGCTCTCAGCAGCGGCAGCGCGTGCTAACTACTATTACAGAATCTTCCGTGTTGATGACCTCCATGGTATCAACTCTGGTGCTCAGGAAACCGGCGTCTGATAACTGAATAAATAGTGATTAACTGAAGGGGGGGAGATTTTCGGATCTCCCCCCTTTTTGTATATAAATACCGTATGAATACTAATCCAAATGCAGGTATCACAGGCTCGGATCTTCCGGGTGTCCCACCGGGTGTAAAACAAAACATCTTGGATAGGCAACCCGAAAGTGACAACCCTATGTTGCCAACTTTTTTTAAATTCAGCCTTTTAAGAACACCAAACACATCCTATTTTTGTCAAGCAACAGCACTTCCGGGGGTAAACCTCCCCAGTGTGATTCAGACAAGCACGTTTACATCAATAAAGCACCCCGGTGGTCGTGCAGAATATGGAGATTTGACTCTTAATTTTGTTGTGGATGAAAATCTTAATAACTGGCTTGAAATTCATGATTGGATCATGGGTATCAGCACTACATATGATTTTAATCATATGGTTGACCTCCCAGCAGATCACTATTCGGATGGCACTCTTGTTGTTACTAACAGCTCTATGAAACCAAAATATATTGTTAAATTTTATAATATGTTCCCAAACAGTATCAGTGACTTAACGTTTGACTCTACCGATGTTGATGCTGCGCCACTTACGGCTACAGCAACTTTTTCTTATGATTATTATGAAATAGAGCGTGCTTGACAAGATCTGATAGCCATGTTATAATGTGAGTATGAATTTAGATGACATCAAAAAAATGGTAGAAAAAGATTCGGTGGTTGATCAGACCCTCCTAGATCAGGAGGCCCTTAAGACACCCCAAGTCCACTCCAAATATCTAAATTTTCTAAATGACGAAATTCTTAGATTCAAGAAGCTGGAAACTGAGTATAAACAGTTATTCCGTTTAAAATGGGAATATTATACCGGCAAGTTGGATAAAGAAGAATTGGATAGGCTGGAATGGGAACCATTTCAGCATAAAATTCTTAGACAAGACGTACACATATATCTGGATTCGGATACGGAGTTATGTCTAATCCGGGATAGAAAAGCCTATTCTGAAACCAAGGTTAAATACCTTGAAGATGTTATCAAATCAATAAACAATCGAAACTGGCATATTCGGAATGCTATAGAATGGCGGAAGTTTATGCATGGGGGACACTAATCTTGATAAAAATATCCCCCATAGATTCTGTTAATATTCAAATAGAATGTGAACGAGATATTGCTAGGGAACTAAACGAGTTTTTTACTTTTAATGTTCCGGGAGCCGAATACACGCCTGCATTCAAGTATCGAAAGTGGGACGGTAAAATACGTTTGTTCAACATGTTCAAACGCCATTTATATGTTGGTCTTGTTCCCTATTTAATTAAGTTTTGTGAAGATAGAGGTTATGAACTTTCCGAGGACCAGGGAACTTCTCTTCTAAAGAAAACCGTTGATTTAAACTTAAAAGCCATTGAAAATTTCATGGATGGGTATATTAAGCCGTGTTCGGGGGGTGCTAGGATAATTCCACATAGCCATCAACTCACCGCAATACAACACTGTCTAAACAATGATCGTGCACTACTTTTAAGCCCAACGGGCAGTGGAAAGAGTCTTATCATATACAGCCTGATGCGACATTATCAAAACACGACTGATAAAAAAATCCTGATTCTTGTGCCGACTACCAGCCTGGTTGAACAAATGCATACTGATTTTGAAGATTATTCTTCCGAGTCCGGTTGGTCCACTGAAGAAAATTGTCACAGGATATATTCTGGAAAAGAAAAAGAAACGGATTTACAAGTTACTATATCCACATGGCAATCTCTTTATAAAATGCCGCAAGAATTTTTTGACCAATATGGAGTGGTTTTTGGAGATGAGTGCCACTTATATAAAGCAAAATCGTTGACGGCGATTATGGAAAAACTGGTGGACTGCCCCATACGGATAGGGACGACAGGGACATTAGATGGAATAAAAGCACACAAATTAATGATCGAAGGTTTGTTTGGTACAGTTTTTAAAGCCGCATCTACCAAGGATTTGATTAACAAAGAAATTCTTTCTAAATTTGAAATTGAATCTGTACTACTCAAATATCCCAAGGAAGTTTGTCAGTCGTATAAGAAATTAACCTATCAGGAAGAAATTGGTCAGCTTGTGCAACTCCAAGCGAGGAACGATTTCATAACGGATCTTGCGAAAAAGGTCAAGGGAAACACTCTGATACTATTTCAGTACGTCAAGAACCATGGAATGCCCCTTTATGAACAAATGAGGTCTAAAAGCGAAGGAAAGGTATTTCTCGTCCACGGGGGAGTATCTACAGATATCCGGGAAGAAATAAGAAAAATAACTGAGAAAGAAGATGATGCAATAATTGTAGCCTCGTATGGGACGTTTTCTACGGGTGTTTCTATTAAAAAACTCCATAATATTATTTTTGCTTCTCCGTCTAAGTCAAGAATACGTATTCTTCAATCAATCGGCAGACAACTTAGAAAGTCAGACCAAAAAGAAAAAGCACGCTTATTTGACATAAGCGATGATTTACGATGGAAGAAATATGTCAACCATACCTACCGTCATTATGAGGAAAGACTTGAAATTTATGATTCTGAAAATTTTGACGTGAACCAAATCGTTATAAATATAAATGGATAAAAAGGAGAATTTTTATGTCTGCTAGAAACTATAGCTTTGGATCAGCAATCCCCGTTGGTGTTGGTGTTACCGGAGATTTTAAAGGTCTTTTTGTCGGTACAGGTGGTCACCTTGTAGTCGATTTTGCTAATGTAGCTGGTGTTAAATTCCATAATGTACCTGATGGTTCACTCTTAGATATTGCTGGAGTTGGAGTCAGATCGGTCGCCGCTGGAAATTCCTGTCAAGGTATCATCACCCTTCACTGAGATGCACCACCAACCAGAACAGAATGGCAATAATATAAGAATTCTCCGGTTAAATACAGGCGAACAAATTATTACCCATATTCGAAATTCGAACGAAGAAAAACTGTTCTTAGATAGACCAATGAAAATCGTCACGTTGATCATGCGAGATCCGGATGAACCAGCCTCCCCCATGGGAAGAGAATTTGTTTATTTAAATAATTGGGTAGAATTTTCCTTAGCAAACCATATTGCAATTCCAAAAAGTCTTGTATTCGCAATTCTTCCACCGAACAACGAAGCACTAAAAGCCTATAAAACCCACAAAAAAATGGAAGATATCAACAAGAATGCTTCGGAAGAACCAGATCTAGACGAAGAAGAAAATCCATCTTTTCATGACATGGTTAGTAACATTGTAAGTGATATTATATGTTCCCATATGGATCCGACCGATGAAGAGGATCTTTGGGATGATGATAATATTAATAAAGATAGAGAGGACTATGGCAATGACCTAAATGATTGGTCGCCGTACTTAGATGATTATTTCAACAATATGTGAACCTCTATTATACCGAGAAAACCAAAGAAGACTTTTTATCTAGTATAGGCTGCTCGATTTGTCAATAATTGACAACCGGGTGTTTTTGTGGTATAATGTAGTTTTCGCATTTTGATTAGAAAGGACTACTGTGACCGATAAAAAACCCGATAAAAAACCCGATAAAAAACCAAAGAAAAACCCAAATCATTATGTTGATAATAAAGAATTCTGGGCTGCACTATGTGAATGGAAAAAAACAGTTGTAGAAGCAGAAGAAATAGGCGAACCCAGACCACCAGTCACTGACTATATCGGGAGTTGTTTTTTAAAAATTGCCGAAGGATTGTCTAAAAGATCATGCTTTATCAACTATCCATACAGAGAAGAAATGATTGGTGATGCTATAGAGAATGCCATCCTTTATGCACACAATTTTAAGCCTGAGGGGAAAAATCCTTTTGCTTATTTTACGCAGATGATGTATTATGCCTTTCTCAGAAGAATACAAAAAGAAAAAAAGCAAATGTTTATTAAATATAAACTAATAGAACAGCATAAGGATTCGGCAAATTTTCCGAAATGGAGCGAAGAAAATCCACACGAAAAATTTTCTGCAAAATCAACGGTTAACATTTCAGACAACGACATCAAGAAGTTTGAACCCAAAAAGAAAGTGAAAAAATCTAGCGGTGGAACTTTAGACTCTTTACTATGAAAATACCAATACTAACTGATACACACTTCGGAATTAGAGGTGATAATAAATTATTCTTTGACTATTTTATGAAGTTTTATGATAATGTATTTTTTCCTTATATTGAGGAAAATAATATAACAACTGTTATTCATGCTGGTGATTTTCTTGACCGCCGCAGATATGTCAATTTCAATATTTTAAACAGAATTCGCAAAGAGTTTTTGTCTGTTTTATTTGATAAGTATGGAGTCAAAATGCATTGCATTCTTGGAAACCATGATACTTATTTTAAAAATACAAATGAAGTTAATTCAATGAAAGAGATATTTGAATCACAATATCCGGGTGATTTCATTCTTTACGAAAAACCTGCCATTGTTGGCTTTGATGGAATGGATATTGCTTTATTGCCGTGGGTTAATCAAAAAAATGAACAGGAAAGTCTGGATTTTATCAAATCTGCTCCTGCGAGTTGGATGATTGCACATTTAGAACTAAAAGGGTTTGAAATGTTGAGGGGTTTAAACAACCCCTTTGGTATGGATCACAAAATTTTTGATAGATATGAACAAATTTTATCTGGACATTTCCATTGTAGATCCGAAAAAGACAATATTAAATATTTGGGTGCTCCGTATCAAATGTTTTATTCTGATGCCGGAGATACGAAGGGCTTTTGGGTTTTAGATACAGATGATAGAAGTTTAGAATTTATTGAAAACCCATATCAAATGTTTTTTCATATTAAATACGATGATTCTAAATCGGACTATTCAGATCTATTAAACAGTATAGACCAATACAAAGGCAAATTCGTAAAAATTTACGTAGCCGAAAAAAATAAACCGGAAATTCTTGACAGTATCATTGATTCAATGTATAATGTAGGTACTTATAATCTCACTATTATTGAAGATTTAGATGATGTTGTTAGTGAGGAATCTTCTGGGGATGAACTAAATAAATCCACAATTGATTTGTTGGTTGATGAAGTTAGATTAAGTGAAAAAATTAAAGATCAGGAAAAAATTCAAAAATTGGTAAAAGAACTTTATTTGGAGGCTTTGCGAACATGAATAATTATAGATTACACATTGATATTTCTCTGGGAAGCGAAGAACAAGAGGCGGTTGATCATTCTAAGCAGATTATGGGGGTATTAGAAGGACATTTTCATAGGTTCCGTGCCATGAATGTTGATCAAATAGGTGTAAGACTAGGACATGACGATGATAGGCAAAAATCCAACTATCTTCTCAAAGATGAATACGACCATGTTAGTAATAAAAAATTGAGAATGTTTGTGAATTAATTATTATGGGACGGAAGCGGATGGCATCAGCAGCAAAGCTTATAACTTTGTTTTCGTGAGTTCAAGTCTCACCCGTCCTACTTTATTATGGAGATAAAAATGTATAGTGACCCGTTTCAGAACAGATATGGTTCTGATATAATGAGACAGATCTGGAATGATAAAAATAAGTATAAACTGTGGAGGCAGTTGTGGTTGTCTCTGGCACAGGCACAAAGTTTCACAAAAATGGTGGAAATTCCCACAAAAACACTTGAACGGATGGAAGAGGTTGTTGAATGCATTGATATTGATAAAATCAATGAGTATGATAAGCAAAACGGTCATGATGTTTATGCAGCGATTTTGGAATATAGAGATCAATGTGGACCAGAACACGGAAAGTACATCCATCTTGGTGCGACAAGCCAATATGTTGTAGATAATGCCGATTGTGTGCGGATCAGGCATTCTCTTGTATATCTCATCAACAATGGGAAAAAATTGATGGATGCCATAGTCATGAGAGCATCCTGTGATAAAACTACACCGTGTTTGGGGTATACACATGGTCAAAAAGCACAAATCACCACTATAGGAAGACGAATTTCTATGTGGGGAGAATCTGTTATGATGTGCCTCAGGGAAATTGATCGAATGGAATCAAGTATGAAATGGCGGGGGACAAAAGGTGCTGTCGGTAATCAAACTGGGTATTGCTATATCAATCCCAAAAAAGTAAGTCTGATGGAAGATTGTATTTGTTCTGATTTTGGTTTTACTCCGTTTGATAACTGCGGACAAACCTATCATAGAACGCAAGATATAATGATTGTTTCATCTTTGGTGGCATTGTCTTCTGCACTAGCAAAAATGTGTAATGATATTAGACTTTTATGCATGGTGGGAGAAGCAAGTGAAAAGAAATTAGAAGTTGGTTCTTCGGCGATGCCATATAAAAGCAACCCGATTACGAGTGAAAAAGTTTGCTCTCTAGCAAGGACTATGACTGGGTATTTAAATACATTCATTGATACAGCATCCAATCAATGGTTAGAAAGATCTTTAGATGATTCTGCAAACAGGCGGGTTCTTTTATCTAAAATTTTTTTGACAGTTGATGAAATAATTATGTGTTGTATCAAGATCATGAAAGAGACACGATTTTTTATGGATCCAAGAAAACTAGAAGAGCATCTTCCTTATGCGGTTATGGAGTGGGCGGTAACAAAAGCCACCACTCTTGGTTATGACCGCACAAAAATGCATGAAAAAATGAGGAGGCTATCGGAATCTTCACTGAATAGCAGTCAATTAATCAATCGTGTTCTTGCCACCCCGGAATTAAAAAATGTTGACACAAAAATAGCAAGAACAATAGGCACTCATTTGGGGAATAGTGTCGCCCAGACAGAAAATTTCATAAGCCTAACAAAAGAAAACTCAATCCCTTGACAAAATTTAACTTTTATGGTATAATAAATTTATGTTAAAATTCAAAACTCTGAGGTGGAAAAACTTTTTGAGCACTGGTCAGTATTTCAGTGAAATATATTTGGACAAATATGATAGAACTTTAATCTCCGGCGAAAATGGTGCTGGTAAATCTACTATGCTAGATGCGTTGACATATGCACTGTATGGGAAGTCATTTCGTGGGATAAACATAAAAAATCTGATTAATTCAGTGAACGAAAAAGATTGCGTTGTTGAAGTGGAATTTGTGTCTGGGGGCAGCGAATATACTGTTCGGAGAGGCATGAAACCAAAACTCTTCGAAATAAAAAGAGATGGAACCGTTTTAGATCAAGAATCTAAATCTCTTGACCAACAACAAATGCTAGAAGAACAAATTTTAAAAATGTCATATAAGGCATTTTGTCAGGTTGTGATTTTGGGATCTTCTAACTATACGCCATTTATGAAATTATCTGTTGGTGATAGACGGAGTGTGGTTGAAAATCTGCTGGATATCAACATTTTTTCTTTAATGAATTCAGTTTTGAAAAAACGACTGACCATCATAAAAGACAAACTGTCTCTGGTTAAAAACACACTAATTGGGTGTGAGGCAAAAGTAAATAGCCACAAAAGAGTTCTAGAAACACTGGATCTAAAAAAAGATGAAAATATAGCAACCAAACAAAAAGAAATAAACAAAACTAATAAACGAATATCTGAATTAAAAATAAAGGTATCGTCTTTAGAAGAGGAAAGAGATAAACTTTTGTCTTTGATTTTGGACCAAGATAAAATTGAATCTATGCTTTTGAGGTCAGAAAAAATTAAAGACGAATTCGATTCTAAGACTAAAGCAATAAACAGAGAAAATGCATTTTATGAAGACAATGATCACTGCCCCACATGTGAACAGGGAATTGATACATCCTTTAAAGAAAAAGCAATAAAATCAAATAATCAAAAACTTGGTAAATATGAAAAAGCAGTTGAAGATCTTGTTAAAGTTATTGATGAATCCGAATCTAAAGTAAATGAGTTTAATGCAATAGCATCAGATTCCAACGACTTAAATAACCAAATTTTAGAAACAAAATCTGAGATTTCCCATAACAATAAACTAGTGGAAAAATATCAGATGGAGATAAAAAAGGCTTCTGATCATGGGGAATCTTTCAAAAGGGAAACGGAATTTCTGAAGGAAGCAACAAAAAAATATATTGAAATAAAAACAGAAAACAGCAATTTAGTCGCAGATAAAAGCGATTTAGATATTGTTGCAGAATTGCTAAAAGATGGGGGCATCAAGGCAAAAATTATTAAGCATTACTTGCCAATAATGAATGTTTATATAAACAAATTTTTGTCACAACTGGGTCTTTTTTGTCAGTTTAACTTAGATGAGCAATTAAACGAAACAATTTTAGCAAGGCATAGAGATAATTTTTCATACAACAATTTTAGTGAAGGAGAAAGGCTTAGAATTGACTTGTCCTTTTTATTCACTTGGAGAGAAATAGCACGATTAAAAAATTCTGTTTCTTGTAATTTACTCATTCTTGACGAAGTGTTCGATTCAAGTCTAGATAGTGTGGGAACTGAAGAATTCATGAAAATTATTCAAAAAATGGGAAATAAATCAAATGTATTCATTATTTCCCATAAGGCAGATCAGATCTCGGATTCTTTTCGCAATCACATCACTTTTAAGAAAAAAGGTAATTTCAGCGATATGACATTTTTGGACAGAAATGATGTTGACTAAAATAAATCAATATATTGGCAATAATAGGGTGTTTTATGAAAAGAACACACACATTGTTGATTCTTACATAAATATCACTTTTGATGAGTTACAAGATCTAGATGATGACGAATTTGATCAATGGGTGAAAAATGTGCGGTCCGAGGTTCTTAGAATCTGGGATACACATGATATTCCTCCTCGTTCTGGTGGGCGAAATGTTGATGAAATAAAAGTTCAGATGAACAGAATGATATCAACACCAGCCGGTAAGATTGAAGGGATAGATGAATTAGCCAACGATGGTAGACCTAATGCAATTTTAAATAGAACTGGTCTTGGTGTTGTGGCTGATCAATTCTTTCCCACAATGTATAAGACAAGAATAAACCAGACTAAACACGATGATGGTTATTCCATTTATGATTTGTTTAACGGTGATAGATTTGAAAAATCCATGCTCCACCGCAGCAGAAGACACCATCGAAGAGATGGCATGTACCATTATGCGTTTACACTATTAAAAGATGATGATACATATAGTCCAGTTAGATCGGATTCTGCCGTAGAGTGGGTTAAAGCATGTCATGACAATCCCAAAATTTTTAGGGGTATTGACTTTTTTGTAGAAAAATGCGATCCACCGGGTTATATAAATGATGGTTATTATCAGGTAAACACTGGTGACACTTTGACTCTCACATACGACGAAGTTAAAGACCTATACAGCCAAAAATTTTTAATTGATAGAAATATTCGGAATATAAATATTAATG